CAAGATGTATTTAATGTACCACCTGAAAAATCACTACCAGCACCTAACCATAAATTTATAGCAAAACTACTGCCATTATCATTATTTAAAGTACCTGATGTATCTCCAGCAAAACTTAATACTTTCTTTTCCCAAGTGTTAGAGCTACTGACTGTATAAGATTGTGATATTTGCCTTGAGTTATCAGTATCAAATAATTCAGCAATATATGTTCCTGTTACTGTTGCTTTTATCCAAAAAGATATGGTTACTTTTTCAGCATTAGATGTTCCTTTTTTAAGCAACTGTAAATCTTGTCCTTCAAAAAGATATCTTGCTAAATGAAAAGTTCCTGACGCAACAGAAGTATCTGCTGTTGTGCAATCTAATTTCCAAGAATTGGCAAAGCCTTCTCCTGTTGGAACATCTGTATCTTGTGTGTGTGTCCAAGTACCATTATCACTTAAATCAACTTTCATTCTATCAATAGTATGATATCCACCACCTGTGATTCCTGTTGTGCTTGTACCTCTTTGAGCTACTGCCATATCACCATTAATAATAAGTGGTTTTACATTTGGTCTAGTAACTATTGTGCCATTGTCTGTTGTAGAAACTTGTCCTACAGTATTAATATTTCCATTAGCATCTATAGTTACTTTAGTTGTACCATTAGATTGTATATCTACCGCACCACTTGTATCTGATATTAACTTTAAACCATCAGTTGTATCTGCATTAATTTTACATGTCATAAGATTACCCATCTTTGTCCACTAGGGACGGTTACTGTTATTCCACTTGCTATGGTTATTGGACCCACACTCATCCCATTGTATCCTGTAGGAAAAGTATAGTCAGCACTAACTGTTTCATTATTTGTAATTATACCATTAGACGATTCTAATTCTCTAGCCTCTAAAGTTCCAGAGAGTGTAACGTCTCCACTTGCGTCTAATATAGGTGTTTTACTAGCAGGTAAAGTACAAAAGACATCTTTAGTCCCAGCAGAAAAATTTACAACACTGTCAGAATTAGATGAAGAAATAATTGTAGTTCTAGCCATAGTAGAACTATCGGCCGATAGCGTGCCAAGTCCTACTTCAAATTCAGAACCACCTTGTAAAGCAATAGCATAATAAGTTGTATTACTATTACCGATACCTGATGCAAAAGTTTCAAATCCTGTTGCAGCACCTGCGAAAGTAATATCTCCTGTACCAGTTGTAGTAGTAGTCTCTTTGACCCTATCATTAACAACAAGTGCCATTTGAACCTCCTACTAAGCTATACGTATAATAGCGTTTGAAGCATCTGCTGTAGGGAACACTACTGTAAAATCACCTGCAGTAGAAGTTTTATCTCCACCAAAGTCCAATACTGCAACTGCTTTATTTGATTGAGTTGAATTATAAATCAACGCACCACGAGCTGTAATTGTTGCTGTAGTCCATGTTTCATCATCAAAATCTAAAAAAGCTGTTGTACCTGATGATGTAGGAGCCACTGTTGTAAGGGCTTGTCCACCAGCAGAATATCCTGTGCCTGAGACTTCGTTAGTTGCTGTATATGCTGTTGTTGTCGCATCTAAAGTTGCTGATGATGTATATAATGCTAAATAAAAAGTATCAGCAGTTGTAGCTCCACGAACTACTGTTGTACCAAAAGCATGAATACCGTTTAACAACTCAACTTTAAATGACGTACACATTGCTTGAGAAATTGCCATTTTATATCTCCAAAAGTTTAGTTAATTCAGAATGCCCTGCTTCATGCAGTTTATTCGCTATCGTTGTATGATTAGACTTTATAGCCTGCTTCATATAGTGCACTAGAACTTGTCTAATGTTATCCTTATAAGCCAATGCTTGTTCTTTTAATAAAGGGTTAGCATCTTGACCTACATAAATTATTTTAGCAAGTGCTAATTCAGCTACTTGCTCAGGTGTCATACCTCCGTATGAAGTAGTAATTACATCATAGTCAACACCTTGTTTTATCTCTGCTACGTTATCCATTTCTTACAGGTATCCTCTCTTGTCCGCTTCTATAAGCATCACGTCTATTTTTACCATCTCCTAAGTTTTTCAATAACTGCATAGATTCATTATACTTGGTTGTGTACTGAGTTACCACATCTACATCTTCTTTCATAAACGCAGCTGCTTCCAATAGTGCACCATAAAACAAAGCAGTATCGAAGTTATCCCCCAACCAAGTATTACTAGCAGTAACAATGCTTTCAGGATAATAGTAATAATGCAATTCAGCGGTGTAATTATCATCAGGAGTTGGTCCTAAAATCATTGTGTTATCATCAAATATACCATAATACTCTGGCTGTGCATAAAAACCTGGATCAGTATCAGGAAATGCTTCTCTAATAAAATTGACATCTTTATTTAAAAGATAAATATATTCATTGTCACTATTTATAACAGCAATACTAAAGGTAGATAACCAATCACTTGGTAATGAAAAGTATTTGTTACCTGAAGTCATTGTACCTGTAGCATTTTTACGTAAGTCAGGTATCTGTACCGTATTATAGATGCGTTGCTCTGCATTCTGAATAAAAGTATTAACATCAGTCGTACTATAATCATTCTCAGTGTACGATTTAATAGCTGCAACTAGCTCTGTATAATTCATTTAATATCCTTACGCCATTGGGCCTCTAGCTTTTGTACCTTTTGTAGCTGCTCCATTACCACGAGTAACTACACCTTCAGATTTTACATCCTTTTCAGGATAACCTGCAGTGTTAGGTACAGCAACTGTTTCTGGCTGTTTGTATGATTGTGGACAACCTTTTCTGTCTTTGTTCATATTTCACTCCTAAGTTGTTGTAACAGTGACTGAGCCTACTTGACCAGTCGATTCTAAATCATCTTCTAATCCTTCTAAAGCTAAAGGATTATTAAGTCCTACTGGGTCCCAACCATACTGATAATCCCTTTGTTCTGTCAAGTTCCTATCTGGTCTAGGGTCTCTAACAGCTTGTGGGTCATCTACAGGATACATTCCTTGCATATTCTGTGGATGGTCTGGTTCCCAACACTCTTTACAAACTTTTATGTTTGTCTCTGTGGTCTTAATAAATAAGTCTTTTAATTCAGTTAACTTATATTGAAAACCACATCTATCACATTCTGCAATGGTATGTTTAGCTGATGCATATTTGCGTCCCATAACTTACCTCATATATGTTGTCTACGAGGGGCAAGTCTCAAGTCAGCTTTCTCTCTATCTTCAGTTGAAGCCAATAACCATTGTTCTTCATACTCTTGTTTTAAAAACTGAGTTCTATCACCTGCATTTGGTATCTTTAGACTTAGATAAAATGCTAGTCCTGCTACCAAACAAGGTAAAAATCTAAACGGTATATCTTGTGTATTCACACCATTACCTGCATCCTCAATTCGTTTTAGTGCCCAATAGACAAATGTATAGCTATCATCTTCTGGAGCTGGCCATACATTTATAATCGGTTGCGATACTTGTCTGTTTATCCACACCTGAATAGGTCTACCTGTTGCATTTTTATTAGGTATTACTCCATAGGTTGGTGCTGATATTCTAGTAATATTAATGTCTTGTTGGTTACTACCTGTCCCTGTTCTAATAACTTGTTCAATTAAATCAATCGTATCAGTAGGTAAGTTATAGGTAATAGTTCCTTCAGTGAGAGATACATTACCTTCTTCAATCGTCCAAAGATTAACACCTCTGTTAGCCCACTCTGCAGTAAGTAAATTTAAACTTCTACGGGCTGTACGTAAGTCATATCCTGTACGTAATTCTGCACCACATCTTTCAAATGCTTCTTCAACTATTTGGTTTAAATCTAAGTTAAACGTTGTTGTTCCTGATGTTGCCATTATGTTTTCTTCCTCTTACGTCTAAGTGGTGCTACTCTACGTGGTTTTCCAGCTGGTTGCCCAAGTCTTTTCTTTTGAGCAATACGCTTCTTCTTTTGAGCTGCCGTCATTTCTCCTGATGTTTTAGGAGTTTTACTTGACACTCGTT